GTCGGGGTCGATCTGCAGTGAGATGCAGATGTCGGAGAGCTGCGCGATACTGTGAGATCCACGGAGCTGGCCCAGGCGTACCTTGGCGCCATCCTCGTGGCCCTTGTCGCCTTCTGGGCGCCGCAGGTGCGATACGATGATCAGCCCAATGTCGAGCTCTTGCACCAGGGTCCGCAGCCTGGTCATGGCCATGTCGATAAGTTTGCGCTCGTCATTAGTGGCGAGGCCAGACACCAGGATCGAGATGTGATCGATGATGCAGAACCTGACGCCCAGGGCGCGAACCATGTACTGGATCCGGTTGCAGATTACATCCAGGTCGGACGAGCCAAAGTGATCGAAAAGGTACAGCGGACGAGCTGGAGGAAATAACTCGTCGAAAGCCTCTTCGATCACTTCGTCGGCCACGTCGGATCGATCTACCGTCACGTTTTTCGACAGATGGATCCCGACCAAACCAAGCAATGAACGCTTGGTGCTCTCTTCAAGCATCATCATCCCGAGCGGTTCACCAATCTCATGGTGAAGGTGGTAGCTGAGCTCACGGATGAAGGTGCTTTTGCCGATCCCAGATCCTGCCGTCACCGTCACCAGCTCGCCCCTGCGAAGACCTTTTGTGATCTCTTGCAGGCGCTCGAATGGGTAGGTGATAGTCGAAGCAGCATCGACTGCGCTGACGGTGTCTCTGAGATCTATCGCCGCGACAATGCCATCAGGCCTATATTCACGGGCCTGGAAGATTGCGGTGACGACGTCTGCTGCTTTCCCCTCAAGAAGACACTGATTGGCATCCTTGAGAGGCAGATGGGCGATCCTGGCCTTGCCAGCAGGGAGTGCATCGGCCACCGCGAGAGCGGCCTTTTGACCAGGCTCGTCCATGTCGAACATCAGGACTATCTCGTCGAACCCTTCGAGGTAGTCCCAGTTCTCCTTGATAGAACGCACCGCTGAGCTGCTGCCGTTAGGGAGACCAACAGTAGCCCAGCGGTGGTTCTGTAACTGCGAGACGGTGATTGTGTCGATCTCACCCTCGCAGATCACCAGCTTCTTGCCGGTGCTCCACAGGTGCTGGCCAAAGAAAGGCATCTTCTTGCCATCACCCAGGATCGTGAATTGCTTGTCTTTGTTCCGTAGCTTCTGAGCTACGACCTGGCCATTAGGGCCACGGTAGTTTGCAATCTGTACGGTTTCATATCCGTTATGGCCTACCTGGTAGCCAAACCTGCGGCAGCTATCCTCATTCAGTCCTCGGGATTTAATCGCTTGGTACGTGCCCTCGAGTAAGCCTTTTTGCTTTTGACGACGCTCGGCCGGTGCCGCCTCAGCGCCTTCGCCATCGGATTCGGTGGCCGCCGTATAGATCTGGCATTTGAAGCAGTACGTGTGGCCATCGTCGTACTCCGCTGCGTTGTCCTGGCTCCCACATTCGGGGCATGGCACGTGTGAAACAAAGGTGCTCTCCTTAGTTTGTTCCATCTGACTGTCTCCCTTGTCATTCAGAGAGCCAGGCATCCGGTATCGTCTTGTTGGCATAAACAAAGCCATGCTTTTCGCACCACATCGCATAGGTTGTGGGCGAGCCTTTATAGAGCTTGGCGTTTTGATTACTGAAGACGAACCGGATGTCGAGCTCGGGTTGTTGCTCACGGATCAGCAGATGCTTTTGCCTGTCTTGGACAGTGAACCTGCCTTTGGTTTCGACATAAAAAAAGCCACCTGAGGCGGTGACGATCTTGAAGTCCGGTCTATAGGTCGTTGGCCTGGCCGGCCATACGAAAGCTATCTTCTCCTGCTCGTAGATTACCGGCTTACCGGCGTCACTGAGCTGCTTAGCTGTCCTGTCTTCCAGGCCAGACCTATAGCCGTGTTTGATACCGCGAGACTTAGAAGTCTGCGTCGAACTCCGCATTGCTTGCGTCGTCCTGGTTGATTACATAGCCGCTTTCCTCGGCGTCGAAGCCTTCGCTGTCTTGCGGCTGCGTGACTGGCTCGATGATCTGAACCGCTGTTAGGTTCATGGTCACGCCCCAGTTTGCTCCAGTGTCGTAAGGCGTCATCGTGCCTTTCAACTTCAAGACACTACCGCCATACAGCGGTGGTAGCTTGTCGTCTGGTATCACGTTGCCTTTGCTGTCGTGGAACTTAGGCTTGTACTTCGACTTCGTCTTCAAGACGATCTCGAGTGTGTCCTCTTCACTGTCCCAGGGCATACGAGCGTTGCCGGCTTTCTTACCAAAGGCCTCGCTTGCCAACATAGTGGCGGCTTCCATGATTTCATGACCGTCGTCCAGGGACATACGCAGTCCACATTTGTAGACGCCCTCAGAGTTGAACTTGACGTCAGGCTTGTTCAGCCAAGGATAGACTGCCCGTCCTTTAACGGTTCTGAAGTTGGTTCTAGCTGTGGCCATCGCTTTTTCTCCTTGTGCTTATCGATGGTGGTGGGATTGGTCGGCTGGTCTAGCTCAGACAATAGGATGCCGAGGCTATCCGCTTCTGCCAGCAGATCAGCCGGTACGGTCTCACCGCGTAAACGGTGCAACCGTGCCAACCCCAGCACCCGCTCTCGCAAGTGCATGGGGTTCTCCGTTCTTTAGGGGTTGGTTAGAGGAAGCAGTACTGACTGCGTAATACATCCTCGAGTACCAGGTCACCCTTTTCGGGGATCTCTGGGAAGTTAGCTTTATCAGGGTTGTCGATATATTCGCGCACCTGGTCAGCCAACATTGTATAGAGACAATTGTCTCTGTAGAGCTCAACGAAGCTCTGACGAACAGCGTTGAACATCCTGGGACAATCTGCCGGCATCACGCCGAAGCTGTCGTGGATTAGGAAGAAGTCCCGTATGCGATATCTGTCTACCGCGTTCAAGACAGTCATCTGTAGATGACAAGCATCCATCGAGTGGATGACGTTAGGGCTCACCGAGCTCCGGTTCTTACGCCTGTCTGGGGTTGTTAGATCGTCTCGCTCTTCACGCTTCTCTAACACAGTCACCTGGGTGCGTTTGCGTACATTGGTGTCTCTGTCGTGTAGATAGAGCTTGATCTTCTTACCCACCATCTGGTCATAGCGATGGTAGACAGGAAAGTTGAGAGGCGTAGTCCAGGCCATCAGCTTGCCATCCTTCGAGCAGATGTCAGCCAGGGCCTTGAAATAGGCCATGCCCTCAGCGCCCTTGAAGATGACCTCGTTGACAGCTTTCCACACGTGCTTGGCCATGAAGTTAGCTGCCTGGTAGCCATCGTCGTCACCGAAAGGGTGAGCCTCGAGGCGCCCCTTCATGACATCGTTGGCCAGTGGTTTCATTAGGTCGTCCTTGATCTGTTCAGCGAAACCGAAAAGGTTTGACCCATAGCCAAACGTCATAGTCTGACGCTTCACGACAGACCTGGTGACGCCGTAGTCCAGCCATAGCTTTGCCGGTGGTGTCCCGTCTTCTTCGAGCTGCGCGATGACCTTGTCAGCTACGACCTGGTAGATGTCCTGCGGCTGCTCACTGACAGTGAGGTTGACCATGTGGCCTTCCTCTCGTGACCTCGATGCGGCAGAGTAATGCTGAGCTGCAGAGTTACTACCGTCTAGGCCTATAGGTAGACCACACTTGTAGGTGAAGCCGTGCTCACAAACCTGTGCATACTCGTGACATGCAGCCAGGAACTCGAAGGGTTTGTCTGCCTGTGACCAGTAGTCGTAACTGCCGGCAAAGTCAGTCCCGCACTTGATGATCTGCTCCTCATTGGCAATCACCCAGTCGAGCCTTTCCTGCAGCGGCTTCTTCGAGATCTTGTCGAAGTCGCCAAGGTCGGCCACCTTCAATGCCAGGAACTTGAAACCTTCCTCGCCGATAGGCTTAGCTCTCTGTAGCAGGAACATGCTTTTACAGTAGCTGTCGCGGTGGTGGTTAAAAGACGGGACGGGGTAGATACGACCTCGGAAGTCCATATTGTGAGGCAGGTAGAACTCGTCGTACTGCTGCAGGAAGAACGCAGTAGACAAGTCGTGATACATGATCACCCTGGCTCCATCGATCTCTCGGTTCCGCATGAGCTTCTTGCGGCGCTCGATGATCCAGCCTTTCTTTTGCTCAGGCGTCCATCCCTCATAAGTGTCGGGCCTTGGCTCGAGCTCGACATGATCATGCTGCGGAAACTTCTTTACTGGTATGTCATTCTGCCAAGCCCAGTAGACAGCGGCCAAAGTGTAGGAGTTAACCTTGTAAGGCGTCCGCTGGATGAGGTTAAGGCTGTCCAGTAGATCCTTTAGATCCCCACGCTCGAGGCGCTTGTTTATATCCCTGACCTGCTGACGGTTTGCACCCTTCACCAACTTGAGCTGCAGAGACAGAGACGGATCGAGATAGGCACCCGTATTGTAGCCATCCCAGTCCTGCGGTGGCACAATCATAGGTTGCCACATCGGTTCCATCCAGCTCTCGGTATACTCCGATTCGGCGATAAGATCCGAGGTAGCCTCAGTCAGCCCGACGCGCCTGACGGTCTTGCCGTCGCCGTCGTGGAAGTCCCAGACCTCGAAGAGCTCGGTGTTAGCGAGGATACAGCTCATTAGCGGCGCGGCCATCTTGACGGCTTCGCTGGGCTTGAAGCCCTTCTCACGAAAGCCCTCGTTGCCTGCGATGGCTTTGGCTGCCTTCATGCGGTACCGCATCGAGACGTGATCGCGACGTACCTTATCCTCGATCCGCTTGGCCAGCTTCTTGTCAAACGCTCGAAGCCTGGCAGACCACAGCTCCATCTCTAGGCTCTTGCCCATCTGCACTAAACAGCTATTCAGTGTCCGGCCACAGGCAACTGCGTCCATCATCACCGACATACCGGCCAGGGCCATAACCTCGGCGCCGTTAGGTAGCTCGAGGAGCTCAGACCACACATCCATCCAAGCGAATGGCCTATGGTTGGCTCCTATCTCATCGTCGTGGATCTTCTTGAGGGACTTAGCAACGACAACAACCATGTCATCGATCAAAGCTCTAGGCTTGCCTTCGTTAGACCACACCTTCTTCTTTTGTTTTCTATCGAGGAACCTGGCGCGGCCCTGGGCAATCATGTCCTTCTCATGCTCCAGCTCCCCAAGGGTACCTGGTGCAAACTTAGGTTTGATTGTGAGACCGTGGGTCTGCTGTCCTGTCTCTTCGTCGTAATCGTTATTGTGAGAACCTAAGTCCCCTAAAGTCCTGGCATCTGTTCTAGCCATAGCACTCTCCCTGTCCTCAAACCCATGCTGCTACGCATAAGGTGGACATAAGTATTCGGAAGCAACCTGGTGGGGCTGCTGCGGATGTCTTAGGAGAAGTAAAAGGTGAGGGGTAATTTAGTATTTAAAGAATTGATTAGTTCAGTAAAACCGATGGTTAGTTTACAATGAGCATCGATCTTCCGAGCTTTAGGCGGCCCTAACGGCGCGTTCATAAAGATGCTGCGATCACCCATAATGGCTAGACCTAGCCTTGGGTTTGTTTTAATCCGATAAACTGTCTTACGCCTGACTGGCTCCTTATAAATTGTCATCTTTGTCTCCTTCAGTTCGTTATAGAGTTACACATAGCCTCGGCAATCGCAACCGAGCTGTCGTCAGTCAGCTTGATGTACTTCTTGGTGGTCTCGCTGCTGCGGTGCCCCAGGAACTTGCCAATCAGTGTCGTATTGATGTTCAGATCGTTAGCCATCTTCGTGGCAGCCGTGTGGCGACAAACGTGAAACACAAAGTCCTTGTCGCCCCTGGCGATGGTGTACCTGGCCTCGTCCCACACATTGTAGAAGACACGGTGTGAATACCAGTTGCCGGCGCTCAGAGCGTCGTAGGCAGCCTTGGCCACCTCATTGAGGGGTATGTCCCTCGCGTCACCGTTCTTCGTCTTATGCAGACGCAGGACCGGCATCGAGCCACCCTTGATCAGCTCACTGTGCTCGGTACCGATCTTTAGGATCTCGCCGTGCCTCATGCCTGTCTGCAGGGACAGGATCGCCATGTCAGCCATCCAAGGCGCCCTGGAGCGCCGCAGGAAGGACACCAGGCGCTCCTGCTCCTGCTCGGTAAAGAACCTGGGCCGGCCCTCGGGCTCCTTCTCATAGCGGACCTGTGGCGCCCTGGTGATGAACTCCTCGTGCACGGCGTGTTTAAACACCGAGCTGACAGCCGCTGCGTAGCGGTTGGCACTAGATGTTGATAATCCGTCAGACACAAGATGTTGTAGGAAGGCCCGAATGTCCCGAGCCTTGAAGTCATCGAGGTGACGACGACCATAGCCGTCAAAATCACAGAACCTGGCTACACGCTGCAAGCTCTCGGAGTAGTGCTTGGTGCCTGGTGTCCAGATGTTGTCGGCCTCGGTCTTGATGAATGTTGCGATGTCCATGAAGGTCTCCTTAGAATGTAGGAATGTACTCTTCACCCGAGGCCCTTAGAGCCTCGAGGGATGTTAAGTGGTCGCGTAGGAAGGTGGCATCGACACCGTCCCACTCGAGATCGTCGATGCGATCACGAAGAGCCTGGATCGCGGAGTGAACCGGAACCAGGCGCTCGTCGTCTTGTGGTGCTACCCAACCCATTACACGGTGCCTGTGATCAGACCGATAAGGAGCACGGTCAGGATGATGGCGGCAAAGAACGCCACGCAAAGGATCAGCTCAAGCAGGAAGAAGAGGAACTCAGTCATCGGTACCTCTCCTATAGCCAGCCTTGACGGCATCGTTAGCGAAGTGCTCAGCGCACCGCAGTGTGCAGAAGTGGCCGTAGCGGAAACGCTCGTAGCTTTCGCCATCCCACAGTGTGAGCTCAGTGACCTTACTGATCTTCCGGCCACCCATATAAACGCTGTCACCGTACTGATATACCTTTGAGCGGATGATCTGCTGGTTGCCCTGATATGTCTCGTCGTTCTCGAGGCTCTCGCGGTGGGTGTCCTTAGCGGAGCCCTTGCCACAGTTGGCGCAGAATTGCTGGTTCATGAGATCCCCCTAACAGGGCTCATGTCCCACTCGCTGCGGCGCATACGAAACTTGGTGTTACAGACCGGCAGGCAGATGCGGACGTGCTTGCGTCCGACTACGGCCCAGCAGATGCGGCCGCCGGACGTCGGCAGCCGTTGGTTGATCTTGCGAAGATAGATCGAGGTGAAGTCTACATAGTAGCACTTGGCGGTGCGCCAGGACTTGCTGTGTGGCTTAGTCTGTCTGGTAATGCGCTTCATGCTGCACCCCCTACACGCTTGAGGAGTGCACTAGGCGTCCAGTTGTTGACGATCTCCTGCAGCCACTTGATGCCCTGGCGTGTCTCCATGAGCAGCAGCGAGGAACGCTTGTACTTCTCACGTCCGCTGTGCCAGTAGCCGACGTGTACCTTCTGTGCTGTGCGGGGATCTTCACCACCAAGA